AGGCCATATCAGACCGCGCTCCACCAGTAGCTCGCCCCTCCAGACCCGCACTTGAAGCGCTCAGTCCAAAGGGAGTTACAGCCGATCGTGCGCTGTAACGTTAGTTCGTAGGTATAGGCCGCCGGGTCTGAACCTGGGATAAGGGTTTTCTTGGCCGTCAGGACAGCGATGAGAATATAGGAATAGGTGTCGGTATCGACCTGAAAGGAATCAAAGACGCGGACGGATGAACGCCCCTCCCCCGATGTGGATGGGTAACTTGCGGGAGTCGCACCTGCTGCCGCCGTGTTCCCGCAGCGGATGTAGACGTAGTTGGTCTGAAGGCTGGTCGTCACGCCCCCGGTAAATGCCGTGATGTCCGGCGGAGGGCTGTCGGTCAGGAGCACCATGTCGTTAGACCTGACTAGCTGGTTGTTCACCATGCCAGGGTAGACGTTGAACTTGATGGCGCCGGCATCCTCGCGAAGGTCGTAGACCTCAAGCAAGCAAGGCGAATGAACCTCGTCCTGAAAAGGGTCGGTCGTATCCAGCGAGACGCCGAAGCCCCCAGAGGTGAAACGATACCCGATGCCTGGTTGCATGTTTAAGCTCATACGCCTTGGTATACTTCTGCAGGATATCCCTCGCGGTTGAAACGGATTTCGTAATTGATTTTGAAAACACGAGGGACGCCGCTCGCCTGTACTGCGTAATCCTCGAAGGATACCTGGGACAGCATGATCGTATTCCGAACCGTGCCCTTGACGGTAGCAGTCCAAGTGGTGCCAATGTGGTCTGGGAGAAGCTGACAGCCGCTTCCAAAACTGTTTGTCGCACTAGTCTTTCCCAAGTTGCCGCGAAGGGTGGCAACCTTGTTTATGTTGCTGGTATAAACACAGCCCGAAAAGGATGTCGTCGGCGCAAGGTACTGCGTCTTTCCGTAGAAGTATTGATTCGCAGCAGTGCTTGAGTCAAGGAACCCGACGAACCCTCCGGCGTTGGTAGCAGTGCCCTTGAAGTGAGCGCCGAAGACTCCTCCGACCTTGTAGTCGGGGTTGATTGTAGAAGCCGTGAAGGTCGTGCCCGTGCCGGCGATGGCAGTCGTAAACCCGGTCGAAGGTCCGAAGAAATTGGGGTGGGTCGTGATATGCTCAGACGTCAGGCCGTGCGAGGCCGTCACGTTCGGGCGGGTCATGTCGCCCCCGGCGGCCACCTCGTCAACGCCAACGTAGTCGGCGTCGATCGTGTCTAGCGCAAGGTCGTTGCGCGTCAGCGTGAACTTGTGGACATACATCGCCGAGTACTGCGGGTGCTGCTGACCGCCGACGACAGCCGTGCCTCCGACCGTGCGGTCAACGATGTAGGTCGCCTTTCCGGTAAGCAGGCCGTAGCCGTCGGTCTGGTAGACGCCACCAGCCTGGACGAACTTGGTGGTTAACGCATTGCCTAAGGATATAATAGCCATGAATTATATAATGGGTTTAAAAAGTGATTAGCGCTTACCTGCGGTGACGGGGGTGACCGGGACGGCGCCCTTGTCAGTAAGGTCAGACGGAGGGCCAGAGTTGCCACCCTTGGCCGCGATCATGCGGAGATATTCAAGCTGCTGTTTGGCGACTTCAATCTGCTCATGCATCGCCGAGATCACCGGGTTCTGACCGACGCCGATGACGTCACCAGAAACGGAGGAGGAACTTGTGACGCCCTTTGTGTCGGCGGCCTTCTCCTTTTCAGTTTTCCCAGAAGCACCAGAAGCACCAATGGCGGCAAGCAGGGCCTTGGCGGCTTCGCTCTTTTTGCTTTCAGTGGGTGCAGGGGAACTCGTCTTGACAGAACCGTCCGCTCCCATGGCAACAAGCGAGCCACCCAAAGGGGTGGACTTGATGCTCTTCATCGCAAGGCCAGCGGCAAACCCTTCGGGTAAGATTTTGTCTGCGACCTTAAAGCCAAACTCGGCGAACGTCTCGGCAATCTTAGTGGCAAACTTTGCGTAGGTGTCGTAGGCCTTGAAGATGTAAGCGACGAAGACCTTCATCTTGGCGGTCAGTCCGTCCATGGCGTCGTTATAATCCCCAAGCATCTTGAGCGTCTTGGCGTCTACGATCGGGGCGTTGGCGATGTCTTTGGTCAGCTTCTGGTAATCGTTAAGAAGCGGGAGGATGTCGTTGCCAATCTTGTCTCCGAAGAAGGCCGTCGTGATAAGAAGCTTTTCGGAATCGTCGGCGCTTCCAGCTAGAGCCTGGGCGATGGCGATGAAGACGGCAGACGCGTCCCCCGACTTCAGCTGCTCGAGGGAGATGCCCAGTGCATTGAACATTTCGACCTTCTTGCCGGTGCCGGCTGCGGCCTCTGCCATGTCCACGCGCAGCTGACGGGTGGCCTTAGCCAGGGCGGATACGGAGACGCCGGACTGTTGGGCGGCGTACGCTAGTTTCTGGAACTGTTCCGCCGATAGGCCTGATCGGTCAACCTGGTCGGCGATTTCTCCCAGCTCCTTGAACGTGGAGCCGATAAAGTTCAAAGCCTTATCGAATAGGACTGCAGCGCCAAACATCGCGGCAAACTTTTTGACGATGTCGTTGCCGGCTTGCTTAAACGATCCGTTCAATGAATCGACAGACTTCTTTGCCCGACCCGTCACCTGTTCGACGTCGGACTTTCCTTTTAATTCGTACTCAAGTTTTTGGGACATGGTCGGCGGGGGTCTTTACCTCTGCGGAAGGGGCAACCTTTTCTTGGCGTTCCTGTTCCTCCATGAAGGCCTCTTCGTCCGTGGTCAGAATCTTAGACTCGGAACCGTTCATGGCAGCGTAAGCCGCGTTGAACCAGATGGCCTGACACTCAGGCATCTCCCACGCCCGCTTCTCGTCAAAGCCCTGTTTGACCAGGGACGCCACCACCATCAGCGGCCAAGGGACTCCGGCATCCTCAGCCGTGCCCCCGGTCTTCGTGTTAGTTGACCAAAACTTTGGCCACGCTGAGACGTGCGCATACTCATGGAAACGTTCGCACTCAGTGAGGAAACGGCCGGGTCGTGAGGTAAGGTTCTCGACTAGCTTGATCTCGCTTTTCGTGAGCTCGCCGATTGGCTCTTCGGCGCAGATCTTTACGGCCGTTAGAAGGTCAAGCGGAGTAGGCACCCTGCCTGACTCGTCTGCAAAAGGGGATTCAATCGCGAGAAGACGCACCCTGTACTTTAAGGACCAGGGATAAACAGGCCGACCAAGGCAGGTCACCTTAGCCGGGTCTGTAAAAGCACGCAGGAATCTTCCGTCCACGCCACCTATCTTGACTCCCTTGTAAGGAAGTCAAAGAGAAGGTTAAGCGTAGGAGATACCTTCGTAATCGACCGCTTCGATGGAGACGGAGCAGAACCCCTTATTTACGGATTTCTCGTCTACCTTGACTACCACGCCCGCGAAGCTGGCCGAAGCCGTGCCAGAAGGATAAGCCGAAAGCGTGTTGGTCGTGAACGTAATCGTAGCACCAAGCACCGGGACGGTTCCGCTTTTGCAGATGCCGTCCACGCTCAGGGTCGTTTTGCGATCGTCGAGCCGATGGGTCACCGTGAGGCCTGCTTCGTTCTGGACCGTGTCTTCGTTGTTGAAGCCAGAAGAGACGGAGAAGGACTGGACGAAGAGATTCGCCACGGTCCCGGAGCCGATGCCATAGATGCAAGATGTGCCGTTTAGGATAGCTGCCACTGGTGTAGGGGAAAAATTTTTAGTTGGTTGAGGCTTCGAAACTGCGGGAACGGGCAACCCTTACGCGGTAGGGTTCACGACCACGAAGACGTCATACGAAAGGACCGAAGCCCAGGAGCGGTCGTCGCGGCCTTCGTCTTCGGACTCAGGGGTGACGTCATAGCATAGGGCATCCCCGCCGGCAACGAAGGCGGCCTTGATCGGGGAGAGCTTAGACATGGCGCCAGAGACTGCGGCCACGCGGGCACGATGCTGGCTCAGCGTAGTGTCGTCGGCATTGGAGAAAAGCGTCACGCGGACAGAGCAATGGAAATTGCCAAGGCCTTCGGGCAGTTCGCCTGGTGCCCGGGCAGAGTCGCAGAGGACGACGCACTTCGGCAGCACGTTGATCTCGGCGTTGTCGCCAGTGTAGACGGCGACCCCGGTCAGGCCATCGTCGGCGCTGAGGTAGGTATCGAGGACGGCCTCGACGATGTTTCGGACAGAGATAGTTCCCATAAGGTCAAAGTTTGTTGCGGCGGTTAAATCGTTTGGTGTGGCCTTCGAGCATATTGGCCATCATGAGAGGCATCTGCTTTACGCGGTTACCGTAGACTAGGTTCTTCGTATCCGCGTCAGTTGCAACAAAGTCTAAATCGCCAATGCGGTTCCCTAGCGTCAGCTCGAAGACTAGCTCGCCGAGCTCACGCCTGGACATCTGGACGTAGCCGTCGCTCTTGGCGTGGCGCTTAATCCAGAGGGGGATCTGCGAGCGGCCAGAGTTGGCACGGGAACGGGAGCCATATTTGAACTTCGGCTTTGGCAGCTTGGCCAGAGTATTGACCCAGCCTGCCTTAATCCTGCCCACCATCTTGATGCGTTCCTTGATGTAGGCCTCGAGCACCTGGTCCTTGACGACCTGTCGTTGCCAGAACTCGATGCCAGGTCCACCGTTCTTGACGATGCGGCCGCCGAAGCGCTTGCGCGCCGTCTCATGGATCTGGCGGACTTGCTCGGTGCTTTCGATGGTGGGCTTGTTAAAGATGTCAGAGGCCTCCTGCTGGCCAATCTTCCCGAAGTAGTTCTTTAGTTTCTTGAAACCCTTCTCGCTCCCGAACCCTTGGCCGAACATCCGCGTCCAGAGACCATTGCCGGAGAAGAGGTCGGAGTTGGCCCCGGCCAGTTTCCAGAACTTGGCGGGGTTGTTGGTGAAGGAGGCGCTGCCAAGTTTCTTGAACAGGCGCCCACGCTGGGCACGCACGCTCCCCGAGCGCTCTCCTACCATCACGGACTTCACGTCACGTTGGATGGCCCCAATGCCTGCCTTGCGAGCGTCGTCGGTCATGCCCCCACCACCAGCCTTGAGTATGGGAGGGGTGAAGATCATGGAGTCGCGGCAGCACAAGGCGCCTTGCTCCAGGAACACGTCAACGAGGCTCTCGTTCGTCCCATTGCGGAACTGTTCCATTGCGGCCACGAACTCGTCCCGGCTGCGGGGAACTAACCGGGCTTCCATTTACTGGTCCGCGTCGATGACGACGAGGGTAATCCAAGCCGAGGCAGGCTTGTAGGTCTGGCTGTTGATGCGGACAACCTTGCCCCCGACCGTCAAACGCTTGCCGATACCCAGTCCAGCGATGGGGACGCCAGCCGCCAGGGTAGGACCTGATGCCCCAATAGACCCATCTGGGAGGCTCCAGGAGGCCGTTACAGCGGGGAGCCTGACCGTGTACTGGGTCCGCTCACAATACCCCCCTGCTTCGAGGACGGTCGTATAGGCGGGTTCGGAGATGAGGCAGGAGAAGGTCAAGGCGGCGCCGGCGGTCTGCCCAGGGATACCCAGGTCGGCCACGATCTCCTTAGCGTCGGGGGCGAATTCAGAATACAGGCTCATAAATCTGCGGAGGTGGGCAAAAAAAAGACCCTCATTTCTGAGGGTCTAGTTTCGTGGGGCTTTAAGCCCCGGCGATTACGGGTTGTAGATCGAAGCGATCGTGCCGGAGGTCACAGACTTCGACGCACCGAACATCAGTTCAGCAGAGGCGACGAGGTTGCGGGTGCTCTTATCGGCCCAGACGTTGTAGTAGATGCTCATGCCGAGACCTTCGAGGGTCACGACTTCGGAGACGAGCATACCGTCGCGGATGTTCTCGAGGGCAGGGGCCGCAGCGGCCATCGCGAGGGCCTCAGGGGCACAGGCGAAACCAGCGAGTTTGGCTTCAGACGGGAACGAGGAAGCGTAGTAGACGCCGCCATCGAAACCGTAAGCGCCATCAGCGAGAGGCAGGGAGGTCGTGCTCGTCGGGATGAGCTGGCTGTAGATGCCAGGGTTCACGATGAGCGCCTTGCGGCC